AGATATGAAAGAGTTGATCCCTTATTCCTATCAACAAGTCCAGATGTACAATAAGTAATTGAATCTTTTGTAAACTTAACTCCTTGAGTTGTTCCCATTGCATTGATTGTTCCTGTTGGGAAAGCACTCTTTGGATTAAAAATAAAATATTCTTCTAATTCTGGAAATTTGTAGTCCATTGGATCTACATTTTCAGAAAATTGAGGATTTGGATTTAGTTTATTGTCTTGTTTTTTTAGTTGACGAACATAACGCATTTTCATTGCGTCAATGTACCGTAGATCTTGAATTCCATCTTGTGGATTCTTAAGATCAATTACTTTATGATAATAAATTCTACCATCTATATACCAGTTTCTATAAATTTCATGTGCTTTTTTATCAAAATCTAAAAGACTTAAAATATATTTAAATTCCTGCCTGATTTTATTTTTAATTCCATCACTAGCATTCAAGTTAGAAAGTTCAATTTCTACCGGACTGTCATTTGTATCAGAAACAATAGCTTCATTTACAATATCTTCAATCGCACTATCAACTTCTGGATGAAGTGCCATTTGTCGATATTTTGTAATTAAATCATACTCTGTTCTATAAATTCCTTCAATATCTACATATTGACCATAAAAACCACTACTTACAGTAAAGTCCGAAGCATCCTCGTCGTTAGGTACGACTGGGGATACAGCGGACTTTGGTAACTTATTTTCGTCTTCAATAGAAAATCCAAAAAGATTTGCCATGTTGTAATTTTTTAACCTATTTTCAGTATTTATCTAATTACTGAAGTGTGCCTGGACCATCATTGAGTTCAAAGTACTGAACTTGAAGTTCTACTGTAAACTCAGAGATAGTATCAGTTGATTCATAAGAAAGGTCAAGAGCACTCACATTCGTTGGGAAAGTGCCAAAAAGTTTAGCACTTCTAAGAGTAGTAACATTTCCGGAAGGACCACTCTTTTTGGTGCCGTCAACATCTCTTCCAAGTTGATAGACCGTCATATCTGCTTGATACGATGCTGGATCAATATATCCAGTATTATTATCAAGTTTGCTAAGTAGATTCATCCACTTTTCAAAGGAATGTCTGAGTGTGAAATCAGTATCATTGATAATAGTTATGGTCCATGGATCAAAGGTTCTATCACCAGCAACTTTTAGAATTCTTCCTCTGAATGGAACATCAATAGATGCTACATTTGAAGCAGGAAGATTTGCTGCCTTACAGAGAAATCTGCCTTTTGTTAAAGTTGTTGGATCGACACCAACATCGGCTGGGAAAGCCATTTCAACTTCAAATAGGTTTGGTCTTGATCCACCACCCGTGAGTTGACCTTTAAAATCTGTAATTTTTCTAATGGGAATTGCCATTTACTTTGACCTCCGTTATTAATTATTTAATAAAAATTAAACTCTACCAGCTACTTCACTGAAGCTCACACCCGTTCGGGTAGCAACGAAGGTCAGGCTTATAAAGTTAATAGATTTTGCAGGTTTGATGTAAATATCTGCTCTAAATTCATTATTATCAATTACATCAGGAGTATTGTTTGTTGTGTCACAAACAACTAAGAAATCATAAAGACCTCTCTTTGCCTGAACATCACGGAGAAATGGTTCTACTATGTTAACAAAATTTGCTCTTGTTACCTCATCATTAAATTCAAATAATTGTGCCTTTGCAGCATTTTCTAAAGATTTTTCAATGGTCAGGAACAATCTTCTAACATTAATTCTATCAAAAGCAGATTGGTAACTTAATCCCGTTTTATCTCCAAATAAAAGAACTCCAACTCCAGGTTGAAGAATTACTGGGTTAATTCTTGCAATATAGAGAGCATCTCTTTGTGCTTTATTTGGATTGTATGCAAGTTTTGTTGCATTATTAAACACACCTCTTTGAGTTCCTGCAGGAGAGAACCATGGATACTGATTTAAATCAGTTCTAGCCATAATGCCAGCAACATCTGCATTGCATGGAACATAACGGAAAACATTATTAAATCTGTCATACATGTACTTATAACCACTATCAAAGACAGCATAAGATGATGATTGAATTGCATCAAAGAATTGAATAATATTAGTGGTTTGAGTTGCAGCAGAGGTGTTATTTAAACCTGCTCCAATGACAGCTGCCCTATAAGGTGAAATAACTGCCAAACAATCTTGTCTTGTTTCTGCAATATCGATTAGATAATTTGCTTTTGCTTGCGAATCTTCTTTTGAAGTTAGTCCTGGACCATTGATTAAAATATCAACATCAATATTTTCTTTATTTCTAAAGAGATCATATGATGTAATTAAATCTGAAAGTGCTGCTTTGTATCCAGAACCATCTGTAGCAGTTGCTGAATCATAATCTAATCCACCTGCCAGAGTATAGGTTTTATTTCCAATTACACTGAAAGAAGAATTTTGGGAATTTTGTCCCCAAATTCCATCAGATAAATCTAATGGATTGTATGTATCTCCTGCACCTTCAAATCCGATCGCAACTGGGTATGTGCCTTGAACCGTATCATTTCCATTTGATGGACTATATCCAGCAAAAAGATATGCGGATTGAGTTGCTAAGTAATCTTTATAGAAAATCTTTTGGGGTGCATTTGCAGAAGAAACTGCATCCTTTGCTTTAGAAAGATTTGTATGTCTTTCTAAAATATTTCCTTTAATTCCAGTTATTTCACCGTTATCATCAACAACTACGATATGAAGTGAGTCACCTTTGCCAGATCTATCCGAAACATACTGATTAGTCGTTGGTTTGTCGGCAATTGACTTCCAATAAATGATGCTATTGGAGAGACCTAGAGTTTGCTGATTATACCAATCTTCTGCAGAAGATATAGAAGCTGCTGCAGTTGTTACAATTCCGGTATTCTGTTGAACAAAATTTACCGTCTTGCTCGATTTAAATTCATAATTACTTCCTTCTTTATAAGAAACGGTAGTTTCTGTTCCCCCAGCAGAAACCCTAGAAACAACTTTTACAGTAAATGAACTGTTTCCATTTGTACTATCAGTTGTAACACCTGTAATGATTCCTTTTAGATATCCGTTGAAAACTGAAGTTGTTCCGGTTCCGGGAAGAACAACATTACTTAAGTTAGTAGTAACTCCATTTCCAACTACTACACCAAGATTGCCTGGATCTGTGGTTGTAATTCCAATGGTTTGATCTGCAAAATCATCGATGTAACAAACCTTTAAATTATTTGCCCATTTTCCCGGATTTTTTGCTGCATAGTAAAAATTGGATGCAGACGATTCCCAGTTTTGGACATAATCATCATAATTCTTTATTTTTGCACTAGAAGTACTGGCAATACTTACACCAGCATTTGCATTGTTAAGAGTATTTCCATTTGTTCTTACAACTTGAAGAATTCCAGTGTATGAAAGAAAAGATGATGCAGACAACCAATATTCATACTGGTTGTCGGTTGAAATTGGTTTACCGAACACCGAGAGCAATTCTTGCTCATTGGTAATGGTTACTGGAAAATCTACAGGTCCTTTTTGGAAAGGGCCAGCAATCGCACCAGCACTTACTCCAAAATTATCTGCTCTCCCTACGGTCAGATCAACCTCTCTGACCAATACTCCAGGTGAAACAAGAGCTACTGCCATTTTTTTCTCCGAAGAAGTCTCAAATTCTCTAAAAATTATTTATAAAAAGGTTTTCTTTCAATAGCCGAAACACTGCACGAACATTCACCAATCGGGATATTCCCACTCAACCTTAGATTTATTCTTCTTTCTACCACTTAAAACTCTCTTTATTGTACATTCCTTGCATTCATATGAATATGATGATGGTTGATATTTATTTCTTCTTGATTGATAAAACCCATCTATTAGATCTTTTGATTGACCACAAATTTTGCAAATTCTTTCGGTCAAATATAAATGTTCCAATTCGAAATGATCATCTACTTCCATTATGACAAATACTCCCACATATAAGCACGATCTCCGTATTCGTCAGTAAACCATCTATCACCTTCATTATCCACAAATGTTCCCTCATCGTCAACACCATTCAATATAAACCCAAAAGGTGCCATGTCTTGTTCAATTTGATTTTTTTG